AAACTTCTTGTACCTGGCTCAAAGACTTCTACTGCTGCAACTCTACCTGGAGATAACTTGACTACACCTTTTCTACCTCTGTATGTTCCTGAGCTACCTTCTCTAGATGACATCTCTTGTTGTGAGATAGGTGTACCGTAATACTCTTGTATAATATCTTTTACTTGGTCAGGGTTAGCACCTCTACCAACAAGTTCTTTGTATATATCTGTATCTTCTGCGACTGTAGAATTACCAAAGTAACCTTCACCTAAGTTAACTCTTTTACCTTCACGTATTTGGTTTATAGCTCTAGTTGCAAGAGTAGGACCTTGGTCTTTAAAAGATTGTGCTATCTCATCTCTACCTTCTGGGTCAAGTAAAGGCATCAATGTTCCTATACCTGAGAAAGCTAACAATGGATTCATTTGTCTTTTACTGTAATATTTCATATTGGCAGTTCCATACTTCTTAACAAACTGTGATGCAGACTCCATACCAACAACTGCAGACCTAACTACACCTCTTGTTGCTGCTTTTGTTGATTCCCACCATGAAGATTCTTTCTCCATAAATCTTTCAACAATAGCTGTAAACTCTGGAGAGTCAGCTGTAAGTCCACTCAATGCACCTGCTACTTGTACGTCTTTAGGTAAGTAACCAAATCTTCTAGATATCTCAGCCATGTTTTGTGGTATAGCTGGATTGTTAGCAAAAAAGTTATTAAGTTGTTCTGATTGAGCTAAAGTCTCATTTCTAAAATCTTCGTCTTGTCCATCTTCCCAAGGAGCAGAGAAGTTCCACTGCCATGCCATGGTTAATTTCTTTCTGGTGCTGCTGACTGGTCATTCATCAGAGCTAATATGTCTTTGCTTTGTAATACTGTGTACAGCTTCCTTAAAGCCATATCTGCATCAACTTGCGGTAAACCACTTTCAGTTTTATATTGACTTGTAGCTACATCTTCTCCAGGATTATTTGTCTGTGTATAAATACCTTGTTGTGCATTTAAAAAGTTTTGTGTTGCAGGAGCTTGTACTCTAGGTACACCTTGTGTCTCAGCAACCTCTTTTTTAAACATTTCTGCACTATCTTGCAAGTTATCTAGTTCTACACCTTGTCCATAAGATTCTGATTCATATACAGCTTTATTTGTTTTAGGATTAAAACGACCCATCATCAACTCCAAATCCATCTCCGTATTTAAAGTTTTCTGGAACAATAAGTATATCTATTCTTCCTAAGTTTGGTATATAAGCAACAGTTAAGATATCAATGATATCTCCGTTTTCTTCTTCTTTTAAAGCCTCTGAAGTCATTTCCCACATAGGCTGTTCTTCTACGGTGTAGTTTGCTGCTACTATTTTTGCAAATTCTAAATTGGTAGGGTTATCCGCCAATTGCTCCTCCTAACAAAGCTGCTAAATTTGGTGGACCTGCTTGTTGTGGTACACCCTGTTGTTGTAAGACAGCTTGTTCTTCAGGAGTAGGTTCTTCACCTTGTGCTGTAAAGTACTTCTCTAGAATAATACCAATATCTTTTGGATTATTATATATCTCTACAACAGCCATCATTGCAGCTTTATCTCCTGATTGAGATTGCTGTAACAAAGTCTGATATAAGATATCTTCTGTCTTTTCTTTTACTATGCGTTCATTAATTTGCGTCAAGTTTTCTAAACCATCCATCTCTTGTTGGAAAGTTTCCTTGTCAATTATTCCTGCTTGTAAAAGTTGTAATCCAGTAATTATTTTATTAGGAGCATCAAATGAAGCCATAGCTCCAAACTTACGTTGTGTTGTGTAATTCTTATTTATATCAGTACCAGGAGTATATTCTTCAGAGAATGATGCACCTTTGTATGTACCGCTTATAGGTTTTCTTTGTTTACTAAATAACGCTTCGTCTAATTCTAATCTTTTGCTATCTACTTCTTGTAAAGCATGTTCAATTATGGTGTGGTACTCAGTGACCATAGCACCAACGCCAGATTCCAGTTCTTCCAGACCTCTACCAGTTACAAATGAGTTGGGTGATATAGAGTCGTCTTGAACTGGATACCCAGCAACAACACGTAATTGTCTTTCTAATCTACCTACAGCTTCAAATAACTGATATGGTAAGTTAGTAACAGGTTTTATAACTTGTGAACCTGGTGACAAATAGTTAATAGAGTTTCTACCTTTTCTGTATTGTCCTGATTCTATTTCTCCAACAACGTTTGTTTCTGTAAAGACTGCGTCTTCCATAGCTATAACAGACAAAATGTTTATCTTTGCCATAGATGACATCAAACCTACTACTTGGTCAAACTGTCCTTGTAACTTGTCAAAAGAATATCTTTTAGCTACAACGAAAGCTGGACCAGATTTAAGTGGGTTAGGTACAAAATCTATAATTCTTCTAGAAGCCATGTGTAATACATAAGTACCTTCTATGTTCATATATTCGAGTATTACGTCTCCAGATTCAGAAAGGTTTTCCCAAGAAGTATCAGATGATGTATTTAAGTACATATCTCTAGTCTCATCATCTTGTGACTCAAACCACGATTTAAGTTCAGGATACATTTCCAATAATTGCTTTATAGGTACTTTCTGTACTATTGCCAATTCATCAGGTGACTGGTTGTTACCCATATATCCAGGGAAACAATCATAAGGATTTCTTAGTTCAGCATAAGGATAGACATTACCTTCGCCATCTTGCTTTGTTGTGATGACCCATACTGCAAATCCATAACCAGGTAGCCATCTAGCTACTTGTGGCAATTGCATTTTAAGTCCTTGCATCTTATCGTATGATGTAATAATTCTCTCTAACTTATCTTTTTTGATTTTGTTTCTTTGAGAATCTCTAGCATTGGTAATAGAAACATCTAATGATGGAACTTTACCTATTTTTTGTGCAAGTCTATCTAATGCAGATAACATTAAGTTAGGAGCTGGTAACGAAGCAGAGTCTAACTGGTCCATTCCTGGTCCTAGTAATTGTCGTATACCATCTTCACCACCATTAAGTATTGCACGGAATCTTGCTCTATCTATTAGAACACTATCATGTGACTTTTTTAAGAACGTAGCTCTATCTATAATCTGGTCTGGTGTCAATTTAACTCCATGGTATATCGTTTAAGTCTAGCATACTATATCCTTCATAACTAGGAGTGTAGTCTAAACCTATCTCTGCGTAGGTTAACTTCTGCAAGTTCCTGATTACTTTCATGGGAAACCAACTTGCCATAACTATATCACTTTTATACGAATTTTTATTGCCTTTTGAAGCAAAATAACTTAATTGTTTGGTATAGGTAATACTCTTAGTTTGAGCATCAATACTTGCAAAAGGTAATTTAATATTCTTTTCTTGAAACATAGGAGCTAGTGCTGTAACACCAAATCTTTCATCCCATTTATTCTTATGTGTTTCGTGTCCCTCTAACTTAATACCATGTAAGTTTGCGTATTCTCTAGTCTTTTCATCTTGTCTAATAGCTTTTTGGAAACCGTTTTCTTCTATAACCCAGTGATAACAGTTGTATTGTTCAAACCATTTTTTTATTAAGGCTCTAGCTTCTTCTAGTCCACCACCTTGATGATTCTCCATATCTACCATTGTTAATTTAATTTCAGAGTTAGTAGTTTCTACAGCCCATAAGAATCCAGCTTGATAACCTGTAGCAGCAGGGTCTAATCCTGCAACTAAGTATGCACCTTCTGGTATTTCTCCTATATCCCAGTTTGGGTCATAACATAATTTAATTACTTCAGGATTAAATAAAGACAGACCTTGTGCTTGTGCTTTATTCAGATACACCATTTCAAATCTCTGTAAACCACCTGTTGTTTGTGCATCACGTTTTCTATCCATAAGCCATTTAAAAGTACGTTTATCAGCCCATAACATACAATCTTGATGGTCTTTTTCTTCGTACTCTGCAATAGTACACATTGAGTCATGTGCTTCTTCTACTATTGTCTCCCATGCTTCGTTCTCTAATAATGCAGAATATAAATCATCAGGGTGTTGTCTTGAACCAATTACAACCATTGCTGTATGTTCCTCTTTTCTAGAACCTAATGTGGTAGTCCACCAGTTTTTTGTGTTTCTTCTTGATGCAGGTTGCATAGTAGATGAGAAATCTTCAATGTCATCAGCAATAATAATGTCACAGTCTCTGGACAAAATCTTACCACCACGTCCAATACCAACCATTGTTGGTGACTTTATACCTGATACAGTTCTTGTAGCTACTGTAAATCCATTTTGTGACCAAGATTTACCAGTTCTTGATGAAGGTTTAAATGTACCACCTGGTCCACAAAAATCTTCTATAAGTTTTTCATTAGCATCTAATGTATCCATAACAGAAGATATAGCATTTCTTGCAATGTCTTCGTTACCACCTACCCATAAGATTCTTATGTTAGGATTTCTACAGATAAGCCAAATAACAAAATGTATAAGAAGTTCTGTTTTACCATGACGTGGAGGGCTTAGTATCATTTGTTGTCCACCTTTAGATAATGCTTTATTAATTGAAGTAATCCAGTTGTGGTGAAAATCTGCTGTCTCAAACTTTACATTAAGTTCTGTTAAGAAGTACCTATCTCTAAACTGTTTAAAGTCTTCTAAGGACTGTTTAGCATCTTGTGATACCTCCCAGTTAGATGATTCTACTTGTGTTTGTATGTCTTCCCTATAAGCAGCTAACATTCTAGAAATCTGTGCAGTAGAGCAACCTAATGCTTCTGCTGCTTCTTTAGATGTTATATTTTCGTTTACAACATCTAACGCATAGCTTTCGTCTATAAACTTTTTATATAGACTACCTCTACGTACTGTTGCTGACTTAGGTTGATTTAACTCTTTTACAGGTAACTCATAATCTTTACCATCTTTTTTAGCTCTATAAGCTCTTTGTGATTCTCTTTTGTAACACGTTTTAGAACAATATTTAGTAGAGTTCTCTGGTAATGTTTCGTTGCAACCTTCTGAGATGCAAACTACATTTACCATTTAACTTTATCAGCCCAGTAGGCTGCAGACATTTTTCCTTTTTTAATGTTCTTAGCGTGTCTTGCTTTAAAAGACTTTCTTCTAGCTTTAGATTTAGCATCAGTTTTTTTACCTGCACCAGATACACCTTGTTGACCAAATCTAATAAGTTTGACTTTGTCGCCTTCTTTAGCTAATACAGCATGTGACTTGCTAGCTTTTGGTGTACGTTTAGGTTTATTATAACCTGCGAATCTCTCGCCTCTATATACTATAGCCATTACTTCTTCTTCTTTTTTGGTGGGGTTTTATACAAACGTTTACTATTTTTAGTATGTTTAGCACCAGTGTGAATTTGTCCATTAGGCATTTTGTGATGTTTGCCTTTGTACTCTTTGCCTGCTTTTGTATATACTTTCACTTCTTCTTCCTTACTGCCCTAGATTTCTGTACTTTTTTTAGGTCAATACGCTTACCTTCCTTATAAAGTTTAGCAGTTCTTTTTATTTCAGACGCTACTTTAGATTTAGGGTTCTTTTTATTTTTTAAATACTTAGAAGGTACACCTTTTTCGTAAGGTACTTTACGTTTACTTTTTTTTCTTTTTGGCACTTTTTTTCTTCTTTATATCGTTATCTTGTGAATGTCCACCTTTAATAAAACTATTTACTCTACCCATAGCCCATGCTTGCATAGATGCAGATTTAGAACCTGATGACAAATAAGCACCTTGTCCACGTCTGTAGACTTTTGCTAACTGTCCATATGTGTATTTAGATTTGCTAGCTTTACTTTGTAAAGTTTTTTTTGTACTTGCATTAATAGGTTTTCTTGCTGGTTTCTTAGCCATTACTCTTCCTCACTTTTCTTAAGTTCAATCATTGCATGCATGTTTTCATTATAGTCATCTACAAAAGATTCTATCAAAGCATCTATCTTACTTATGTTAAGTTTTTTATTTACTAACCTGCTTCCACAAGCATCAGATAAATCCATAGCCCATTCTTTAAGAAGTAAATCGCTAGTAAAAATATTAGGCTTTTTTTTAATTCCACCTTTTTTAGACATGTTACTTCATGCCTTTCTTACTCTTCCTCTTGGATTTGTAAGCTGTTTTTTTTCCTGTTTTGCTGTACGGCATCATATCTCCTCAATTTTATATTATACTTCGTGCAACCTAAATTCTTGCAAGCCTTAAACTTCCTAAAGAATTTTAGAGGCAAATTACAAGAGTTGCATATTCTTATCATTATGATATCATAACATACCCATGCAGGATAAAAAGATTCAAGAAAAAGCTAGAGAAGTTGCTCTTAACATAGAACAGCTTATGGCTAAAGTAGATTTTCAATACAACAGACATCAACCTTGTTTAGTCTGCAAAGAACAATATCGACATCACATAGATGGTTTACCTTGTATTTCTGATACAGAAAGAAAAACTATTGTCCGTGTAGACCGTTGGGGTAATATACGTCCTATGACTCGGTAGGGTCATACATAGTATACTTAAGTGTTAATTCAGCACCCATAGGTATTTCTTGTTCCGTTCTTAAATATTTAAACCTACCTACTTCATACAATTTACAATTAGGGTTTTCGCTATGATTTATAAACCCACCTAGTGGTGTACGAAACAATTGTGTTGTTACAGCGTCAGATACGTGGGTGACCCCAAGCACTTCGTTAGGCTCTAAGTCTTCCAAAGTAAATAAACCTAGACCGTCTATTTTGCTAGGTTGCAACATTAAATAACTAGGAAGCGGTCTGTAAGACATTATTTAGTATTCCTCCATCTACTCTAATTGTTTTGACTACACCAGTGTCGAGCAGTTCCCCCACAGGTATAAGCAAGTTCCGTGAAAAAAAATTTTTATTTTTAGCATCTACTATCTTGTGCTTGTCCTCCATCAACCAGTTTACAATAAAGGGTATGAGGTCATCAGGTTTCCAGTAATAAATTGTATCTGTTGGATGTTGCCAATAAAACATGTAATCTGCAAAGGTCTTAAGCTGACACCCTATAGTAAGTTTTCCTGAGTTATGTACTATCTGGAACTCTAGGGCTACATTCCCTGTGTCATGGGATTGTGTGTCTGTTTTTACCTCTATGTACTTATAGCCTAATTCGTTGTTTATGACAAAGAGGTCTGCACCCTTCATCTGCTCGTCATACTTAGCTGGTCGGCAGATAAATATAGCTTTACCTTCTTTAGTAGTTTGTGATTCATAGTATTTTCTAACTAGGGTTTCTCCGACCTTCCCTACTTCATTTTGTGTATCAAATGTAAACATAATCCTCTCCTGTAAATTGTAACTTGTTTTAATTTAGTATAGTGTTATGGTAGTTATAACAAATAGTTTTTTTTGACTATAAGGTTACAGGTAAGAGCTATCGGACGGCAAAAAGCATCTTGCATACTCTTGTCAAGTATGGACTGGGATTACCACAAAAGATGTACCCAAGGACCTTAAAAAGAAAAAAATTCAAAATTTTCAATAGGTCTCCCTATATGTCCGCTATATTCCGTTGTTACCCTACAAGCACTAACGCAATTCAGCTATAAAATAAAGGTTTCTTTTCTTTGTTTTATAGCAGTATTCTGCTAAAATACTACACTAGGGAAGCTGGTGTATCCTGTTTGGTAAACCTGTAATGTAACCTGTAACTTGAATCACGCAAGTGATTTATTACTTAAACAATTACCAGTTTCCCCCTTTTTTATTCCACAAGAATTACCAAAATATTCCGAGATACTTACGTATATATACTACCCCTACCCCACATTGACACCACACGACTTACGTATATATACTACCCCTACCCCAGATTGACACTGCACGCATATCCGTACGCGCACAGTGCAGGGTAGTTGTAGGTTATAATATATTATGCGTAGCTCTTAGCGTCTTTGTTAGGATTTGTAGAACATTGTAGGATATACGGACTGCTTTAAGTCAATACCATACACAGTACGTTAAACATTCTTTTAGTTCTTAGGGCAGGCAAGTAACGTAGCTCAAGCTCTTTAGAATGTGGATATGTTCAATTTCAACATAGCTTTCTAGCATACTAGTAAATTGTTGTAACACACGTATATCTGCTTACGCAGAGAAAAGGGTTAGCAAGACTTGACAAGCATGCTCTAGCAGGTGTTGTAAAATTAGTTATAAAGAAAGGATAAAAAATTATGGCTGGTTACAAAAATAATGATAAAGACTATGATATCAATGGGATTGGGGAAACCGATTACATGGGTATTAAGAGAGTTACGGGTAAGTTATCACGTGATGGTAAGAGTGCATTCTACATTTGTAAAATTGTAGATGGTTTTGGTAATAGAAAAGTATTACATAAAGAGCCTCTTACTAATTACAATGCTTACATGCAGTTTAAGAGTTTGGTGCTTAATAACCCTCAAGCTCTTAAGAAAGGTACTTATAAGCTAAATGCAGATGGTACGCTCTCTAAGGCTCTTATCAAGGCGTTAGGGACTGATACAATCGCTAAGTTAGATGGTGTGCCTAGCATTAAAGAGACTAAGGCTGAGATGAAATCTTGGAGTAAATAATGTGTGAATGTGAGCAGAAAGTATCTAGTGTAGTTTCTGTACTTACTTCAGATATTTACTTGTGTGAATTCAATATGTTGCATTCATTTCACGAGTAGTCAAGTTGGTTGTTGTGGGGATTTTTCGTCCCCACTTCAGCCTTTTTTTTATTGACACGTTAGCCGACTGATATGTATTCAACCACAGCCTACCCACCCCCCTTATAATGTAGAGAACCACAGACTACGCTGGTATATTCAGGGCTTATATGCGTACGCAACATAATGTAGGGAAAGTCAAAAAAAAAATTTCTCCTTAGCATATGTGTAAAGAGTACATAGAGTACATAATGCTTAGAGGTTGTCAAATCTTCTCTCTATATAGAGGCGACTTGCAGACTTTTTGTCGACTGCTAACTTGATGATGTCGCCGAAACCGACAGTAAATATATATATTATAAAGGTATATATGAAAGGATATGTATGAGTAAGAGTTATAGAAAGCCGACTGTACCTTCTACTAAAAAAGTTATAGTAGGGGTAGATGAGGATACAGGTAATATTATCTATGAGGATACTAGATTGCCTGTAATCACAACACAGTCTGAGTTTATACAAGAAGCCCCTGTTAAATACACTGATAGAGAATGTGTATCATGTGGTGTTAAATTCGGATTAGATACTGACATAGAGTACAAGAGGTGCTTTGAATGTCGGACTCTAGATGAAGAACTAGAGAACAAGATGACTAGACTTGCACGTTTATCAAGAGAGGGTATCGTTCCAGAAAAGGACACAGGTATTCTCGGAGTAAAACATGCAGGCTGGCAACCTAATCAATGGGATAAGATATCCTTTGATAGAGGTAAAGAAACTAACAAAGTGTGTAGCTCATGCTATATAGTCTTACCATTATCTTATGGTCGCAAAAGACTATGTGAGAGTTGCCGTAAAGATTAGTAGTTAGTTAGAGTACGTAACAACGGAAGTAGATTGCCCTTTGTTTACGGAGTTATGTACTCTTTAGTAACTATTATCCACTACTGTTTATCAACTTATAGCTAAATTGATACAACATATCCGTAGCAGTAGTGGGTAATAGCTATTCATGGAGTAGAAACTTATGGGGTTTTCATAGTTCCCCACTTTTCACTACTCTGTGGGTAGCTTGTAGTACATAGAATAGAGTACGTATTGTTCTCTTGTTTTAGTTAATCTGTGTGCTACAAGCTATCTATGTAGGTAACTAGATACCTGCACCAAACGTGGTGTTCTCCCTAAAAATAAATGTTAATCCATTCGTGTGGGTATCTAGCTATTTATATAGCAGTACGACAAAGAAAGAGAGATAGATATATGTTATGCGACATGTGTCGAAAGAGTAACCTAAGTAAATTAATGATAGAAAGCAACGTCAAGTCATCTGTATATTACAGAATGGTTTGTTGGTTGTGTGGCTATCAAGTAGTAAAAAGAATAAACGTAAAGAGAGGAGGGCTATATGCCTGATATAACAGATGACGAAGAAAACTTTATTAAAGAAGGAGAGAGAATAGAAAAGGAACTTGGCTTTAAACAATTAGATGGTTTCCAACTATTTAATGGACAAGCTCACTATGGCGTTGTAGTAACTGACATTAATCAGGAAAATGAGAACGACCCTGATATAAACAATATCAAAGCCTACACTACTGCACCATCTCCATTACACGTGATGGTTGATGTCTGGCAATCTTTGTTCCATCAAAGTATTAGTGCTGGATTAGGTGCTATGAGCAGATTTATTGATGAAGTTAGAGAGGAGAGTGCTAAGAGTGATACAGAAGTATTAGATAGAATGATTGGAATGTTAGCAGATGAGGACTTCCATATGAAGTTTATATCTAATCTGTTTGGTGTGCAACCAGACGTTATTGTGATTGGTAATCCTAATGTATTGGCTAACTTCCAAGTTTCTAGTTTCAACCAAGAGGAGTTCTCTAAAAGTGTAGAGGAGTTCTTGAAAGAAGTAACAGAGAAAAAAGATGAGGAAGAATAATG